GCCGAATAATTTCCGCTGATACTCCTGTTGCCAGCGCAGCAGCCACGGCCGCAAGGTAATGGCGAAAAACTCAATCCCTTGATGCTCGATATTGCTGAATGTGGCATTGGTCAAATCGCGGAGCAAATGCGGCGGAATGTTAAACCAGCGCGCCACTTCCACAATCTGAAATTGCCGCGTTTCCAAAAACTGCGCATCGTCGGGTTGAATGCCGATTTGTTTGTACTGCATCCCTTGTTCAAGGAACGCGATCCGATGTGAGTTATCCGGCCCGCGGTGAAGCAACTCGAAGGATTCGCGAAAGTTCTTCTTGGCCTTCGAGGTCATTTCAAGCTCATCGGGAATTTCTATTATCCCGCCGAGCGTACAACCCCGGCCAAAAAACGCGCCGCCGAATTTTTCCGCCGCTACGCCGAGGCCGATGGATTCCCGCGCTTGCTGAATGACCGGGTAGCCTTTGAGTCCATCAAAGCCAAGGCCGGGAATGTGCAGGACTTGCCAGGCCGGAATGCGTTCGTCTTCTTCCCCGGCATAGAGCGCGGTGAACTGGTAATAAATCTCGCCGCTATCCTCGTCGCGCTCCGGCGTTACCTGATTGGGGAGCATGGGAACCATGCCCGTTACCGGCGCGTCGGGAGCAACCCTTTCCAGCCTCGCATAGCCATTCCCCCACGTCAGCGCATGCGCCTGCAATGTTTCGCGGAAGACATACGGCGTCATCTCGTCATTAGGCGCGACGAGAAGGACTTTCCAGCTTATATGATCTTCCGCCTCGAAGTGGCCGCCGTCCTTCCGCTGGTAGGGAATGGGCGGAAGCGCTGCCACGTTGGAAGCAATCACGTTTACAGCCGCCCAAACCGCCGAGTAATTAAGCGCGACGTTTTCGTCAACGTCAACGCCTGAAGCGGTTGGCTGATTGCCGAGCATGGCGACAAGCGCCGGATCGCGGAGCGGGATTCCGGCGTACTTCGCCGCCCGCTTCACCAATCGCCTTACTTGTCGCTTGATCCAACCCATTCAGTTACTCGCGCGAATCAGGATGCTCGCAAATGCTTCCATTGGCCGGCGCGCGTGAAAGGTCGATCGCGCACATACTTGTAGGCTTCCCACAAGGCCAGTCCGAGGAAGAGGAGCAATAACGAAATGGCAGCCGCGAAGAAATGCTCTTTCACTTTCTGCCCTCATATGCTTTGAATGCCGCGATTTTCATAAACGCTCTTCTTGGGTTGCTGCTGCTTGATGGCTCGCGCCAAGGCCGTAATCAGAGCGGAAATGCCGTCGATCTTTTCGCTTGATTTCTTCTTTGAAGGCTTGATGTTAGCCGCGGCGTCTTGTTCGATTGCCACGTTGCCGAACATCCAATCAAGAACATCGTTGCCGGGATGCTCAAGCAAGCCGCCCAAAACGAGCTTTTCAAATTCCTTGGTTGCCGAGCCGATGGACTGGAAACCTTGCCGGACGTACTCCACGCGAAAGCCGTCCGCTTGCAAATCCGTTGCAAGGCTCGTTGCGTTCCAGGGGTCAAGGGCGATTTCGCGAAGGCGAAAATCGTCGGCCAGGTCGTTAATGTCTTTGCGGATAACCGCGTAATCCACACAGTTCCCGCGTGTTAGCTTGATGAGTCCCTTTTGCGCCCAATGGTCAAGCCTGGTGCGGTTCGTTCGCTCCCGTCCGCGTAGCGCAGCTTCGGGGCACCAAAAGTAGGGAAGAACGCGATACTTCGGCCCTGGCTTGAACAGCAGAATAAAGGCGTTCAAATCCGTTGTCGTGGCAAGGTCCAAGCCGGTCCAACATTTCTGTTTCCGCAAATCCCGTTCGGAGTAGATTGCCCGGCAAGCGTCCCATTTCTCCACGGCTATCCAGCGTGATTCCTGGCGCGTCCACTGATTGAGCCGGTAGCGACGAAAGGTGTTTTCGAGCGCTGGATTCGCTCGCGCTTCCTCGGCCGCTTCCTTCATGTCGCGCCGAGAAATCGTGATTCCGTAAGAGGGGTTGACCTTCTTCCATGTTTCCTCGCTCCAAGGATCGTCCTTTTCGCCGGCTTCGTAAATGAGCGGCAGAAAGCTAATGTCTACCGCCCGGCTCTCCTGAATGTCCTTCGCGATCTTCCATTGCAAAAAGCAAATGGATTCGCGGTCAACGCCGGCCGTCGTAATCCAGATGAGAAGCGGTTGCCTTCGAGCGGCACCAGCAAACCGCAAGACGTTCCAGAGATCCGGCGTCGGCTGCGCGTGCAGTTCATCGAACAGGACCGCATGAGCGTTGAATCCTTCTTTGGTGTTTACTTCCGCGCTCAGCGCTTCATAGCGCGAGTGCTGCAAAGTAAACTCCATGCTCTTTGTCGCGCGACGGAGCCGGATAAACTTGGAAAGCCCGTCCGAGGCTTCCACCATGTTCGCGGCTTCGTCGTAGATGATGCTCGCTTGCTTGCGATCCGCCGCGGCCGAATAGACTTCCGCGCCCGGTTCGCCGTCGCCGGCCAAGAGATACAAGCCGGTTGCCGCAAGAAGCGTTGACTTGCCGTTTTTCTTGGGGATCGCGATTCCGGCCCGGCGAAAGCGCCGCGTTCCGTCCGGCATCTTCCAGCCAAACAAAGGCTCGATGAATCGATCCCATTGCCACGGCAATAGCTCGAATTTCTTGCCGGCAAATGTCCCTTTGGAATGCCGGACGAATTTCGAGAAAAAGAAGCGAACGCGATCCGCTGCGCCATGGTCGAACCAACAACCGGCGTCTATCGCCGCTTCATCGCTTTTATTGCGTATCAGGCGCGGCGGAACGGCCGACATCGGATTCACCTAAGAAGCTCTCTAACTCGCTCTCTTCCTGGCCTTCCGGCTTGGGAATGTCGATACGCGAGCGAGCGGCCGGGGAGAAACCAAACTCCGCGGCCATGCGGCGCAGCTCGCAAACGAGCGATGAGCAAATCTTCGCCGTGGGATGCGCCTTGATTCCTTCCTTGGTCGCAACGGTGAAACCTTCTTGGCGCACTTCCTTGACAGCTTTACGCCACTGCGCGTAAGTCTCACAGTAAGCGGCCAGGGTCGTTTGATCGAGTTGAGTCAGCACATAACCATTGGCAAGCTCGCTGACAACTCGTTGCCACTCCTCGCGCGCTTCATCGGAGAGCCAGTTAGGGCATTCTGGCGGAGTCGTACTTCCGATAACGCGCTCGCGATCCTCGGCGAGCAAACGCAAGCGCGCGGGAGTTGGCTTACGGCCACGCATAATTAGCCCGGCTTTTCCGGATCGAAGATTTTCAAACCTGTAGCGGGGGGGGCGAAGCCGGCAAAGGCGGGGGCGCTGGAGCCGCGACTTGCGAGGCCGGCGAAGTATGCCCCGCGCTTGGCTGGAGGAATACCGGCGCAGCCGTAGGCTTTTGCGTGCCGAAAAGCGGCGCAATCCACGGCCACAAGCGCGGCGCATGTCCGCGAATCAGAGCGCCGACAAGAACCAGTCCAGCATTGACCGCCAAATCCGTCAAAACAGGATTCACTTTTTCCCCTTCACGATTTCACGATTTCACGAAAGATTGCGCCGGCTTCGCGACGATAATAAACCTGTCAGAACGGGGAACGCCAAGGATGGCGCTAATTTCTCAGGAGGTAAAGAAGGATGAATTCGTTTCAAGGTTGGGCGCTGGCCGGCTTCGTCGGCCTTCTCGCCCTGGCCAGTTCCGGTTGCCAGATTCCGACCGCTCACAGCACAACCGGATGGAATTTCAGTATCGGCCGGCCGGGAACCGTCAGCCAACCCATTCCCGTTAATCAACCGGGAACCAATCTCGCGATGTACCCCGTAGGATCAGTTCCCATTTCCAACATCGCTACAGGCCGAGGGTCGATCCTCGCCGCGGAAGGTCCGGCTTGCCCAAGCTGCCCGCCGTGCGTTCCCTCGGCCGGCCCGTCTACCATCCGTGGAGGATCGCTGGCCATGACGCCGGCTTGTGATCTTCTCGAAGTCTGTCAGCGCATCGACAGACTTGAGCGGCGGTTAGGGGGATCGTCCGGGGCGGTTCCAGCCGTTCCGCCCCGCCCCTTGCCGCCGGGACCAAT